GGTGACGGCCTGTATTACAACGCTGGATCGATATTCTCGGCGGAAGAGTTCGAGGCCAATCTGAGATTGCTGATCGACAAGCCGAAGGAGCGGCAAGAAATAGCCGATTCCCAGAGGCGATATGTCACCGACTCTCGTCTCCTCAAATCCCACTACCGCGACCGCGCCGCATGGTATCGCTCGCTCGTCCTCCGACGCGACGAACTAACCGCCGATCTCAAATCACGAGCGCCGGAACTTTTCTGATCTCGCCGCCGATCTGCCCCGCGTTCCCCACGATCGTCTGATTGGAGAGCGAGGGTGGCTTGGGTCCGCCCATGTTCTTCTGGATGATCTGCGTGATCGCGTCCGCGTACCGGCTGTTCTCGTCCATCGCACACAGGAACGCGGACAGGAAGCTGATCGGCAGATGATGGCACCAGGCGTTGAACACGCCTTCCCAGTTGCTCAGCCCGTCCATGAAATCGTCCATCCAGTTGGTGAACGTCTCCCTCTGCTCCTTCTGATGCTTGCGCTGGCTATAGCACTCGTTCTTCCCGTGGTGGATCCACAACCCGATCTCCACGGGATCGCAGATGATGTAGCCGCGCTTCCCCGCGCTCGCCAGCACAGTTCTCTCTGTGAACAGGTCGCAGTTCTCCGGCTGCTCCGCCAAGGTCTCCCGCGCGCCCAGCGCCGTGCGGAACGCAACCGCCGGGCTGAGCGCCCAGGACGTGATATACGCGACCGGCGCGAGCAATTCACCCATGCACTCTCGCTGCCGCTTCTTCAATTGGTGCATCGGGACGAGCGGGCCGTTCGACGAATACCAGATGGCATTGGTCGGGTTCTCCCCGCAACACAGCCGGGCAGTCCAGGCGGAGGCGTTGGGAAATCCGTCAAATGATGCCAGGATCCGCTCGACATACCGCTCATGAACTACGTCGTCATCCTGACACCAACTAACGAACTCAAACCCGTTGTCGATCGCCCAATCGGCCCCGTATCGCCAGTTCTCCCACAGACAAGTCGCGGGACTCTTGAGATGGACAACCAGGGGATTGTCCGCATACTCCGCCATCAACTCAGCGGTCTCGTCAGTCTGCCCCTGATCGCATACGACGATCGTAGCGGGAGTGGTCTGGGGATCGGGATCTTCCTCGGAGGGAGGCGGCGCGTCATCTGCGCGGGGCAGGAGGTTGGGCAGCAGACGCTTGAGGAAGTGGGTGCGGTTGAGGTGGGGGATCGCGATGCAGAGACGGGTGTCAGGCATGATTGTAAGCGGCAATTCGCTCCAAGACTTCTCGTTCAATCTGCTGCTTCTCAGATTGAGTGAGGTTGTTTGACATATTGTTCAAAGCAGCAAACTCGCCGAAGAAATGCGAGACGGCGACATCGTAGGCAAAAGCAGCCTTCTCTATCGTGTCAAACTTGCCGATGTGGCATTCGTTGGTACGCACATACCATCCATACTTTGTTCTCTTGCGAATGCCGATAGCGGGATGCGGAGAATTCTTGCGCTTTGACTTGTTTTTGTTTTGTTGCTGACGAGTAGCCAATCGTAAGTTGTCTAGACGATTATCTAGACCGTTGCGGTTGATGTGATCAATTTCCATTCCGTCTGGGATTGGCCCATTGGCAATTTCCCAGACTACGCGATGAAGGCGAATGGCTTTTCGTTTGCCATCGACCGTCGAATTTCGTTTGGCGTAATCGCATCCCTTGCCGGTTCGCCCCTTCCTGAACCAAATTTTGCCGCCGACTTCGGGATGATCGACCAAATGATCGTCAACAAGAGTCCAGTCGATCACATGAAGGTCTTCTGGAAACTTGGCCCACCGGCTTCCAACGCCAGGATTCATGGCGTAAAGTGGCAAATTCGCCATCGGTATTCCCTTGATAAGTAAGGAAGTGAAATGCCCCCCCGAGAGACTTATCCTCAAGGGGGGGCCAACCGGAATGATCAGTTCCGGGTGTTTACTGTCTAGACATTGGATCAGAAGGCGATCTAGATGTCAAGTCGTCGTTTAGCCATCAATGCATGCCAATGCATCAATAGAAGTCGCACTCGCCTTTGACGTACCCGCCGCCGGTGTTGACCAGGGCTGCCGGTTTATAATTCTTCAGGTATGTCTGGCAATTAACACTAACCATCGAGGTTCCACCCGCAACCGACAGGAGCGGAAAGATCCACGGGCCAACGCTATTGTTTTCCAGGAATTCCGCCCTCAAATCATACGTGCCCACAGCTTCGCTGGCCGAAGTCAGCGACGTGAGGAAGGACAGAACGGCGGAATTGGGGCCAAAACTGTTGGGCGTCAACGAGGTCGCCCCAGTGCCAGCAGAAACCGACGCGGCGAAGACGTACAGTTGTACGACACCATTCGTTGGCCCAGAACCCACATTAATGTGGAAAATGGCCTTCCGCGATCCGGTCATATTAATAGGCGAACCACTAAACGATGCCGCACTGTAAGACCCAGGGGGTAGCCCTGCCTTAACTTCCGTGAAGACATCGCTGAACTTAAGAGACGAGAACATAACGAGATATCTCCAAAGAAGTTAGATCACTGGGAAAGCTGAATGAACGGGCTGTACTTCTTGGTCGGGTCATACGCATCAAGATATGGTGCCTGCCACATGGGCTGGCCATCGTTGCGGATCTTGAAGCGGAACGCGACCTGATCGGTGTCGAACAGGAAGTGTTCGGAGATCCCGACTTCGAGGCCCTGCCGGGTGGCCACGCCGTACTGGCTGGCATCGACGAGGATGAGGCAGCCGGTGGTGCCGAGCGGCGGGAGTTTTTCCGTGTAGCGGAGGGGGAAGCCGAGCAACTGGCCCGCGCCCTTGTACCGCTTGTCGCCCGTGTTGCTGATGGTGTCGGCCATCGCGGACTGCTTCATCCACTGCGCCACCATGCCGTTGGGCTGGTAGGCGAAGCTGGACGGGCTGGCCGAGATGATCGAGCCGAGGTCCGTGTAGCACGTCTGGCTCGCGACCCACATGGCGTTCTGCCAGCAGGACTGGTGCATGACCGCGATCATGCCCTGGAGGTCTTCCAGGCGGATGTGGCTGGCGGTCGCCTTGGTCACGGTGAGCAGCGCGGGGCTGTTCAGGATGCCGAGCGGCTTGCCGACGCCGTTGCCATTGATGAACTCCCAGTCCTTCTTCCACGCCATGGCGCGGGCGAAGAGGCGCTGGATCACGGCATCGGCCGCGATATAGTTGTCCGCGATCAGGTCGCGGGAGAGCGGGGTGAACCCGGTCAGGTCCGTGACCTTGAAGGTCAGTTCGCGGAGCTTGCCGTCGCTGTACGGACGCTGCGAGTTTTCACCCTTGCGCCCGACATAGACGCCGGCATACGCGGCGGACTGCCCAGAGGCGGGCGTGAGGTACTGATCGAGGGTCGGCCAGCGAAGCTCAAGCGAGTCGCCAATCGGGACATTGAAGGCGTTCGGCTCGATGATCGACTCTTCCATCGCGATCTCGAACAGAGACCCGTAGAACTGCGGCTTGAGGAGGTAGCCGTAGTTCACGCCGCCGCCGAGCGACTCGGTGCCGGCCCGGTTGACCGCGCCGGGGTTGCCGCGCGACACTTCCTTGCTGTCGCTCTCGAACTGAGTCTGCTCCAGGCCATAGCTGCGCTGGAGGCGGGTCGCCGCCCACTGCTTGTTGGCCGGATTCTGGAGAGGGTGGCTGCTCATCCAGATACAGCGGAGGATATCGCCGAAGCATTTGGTGCCACGGTCCTCGGAGGCTTCCGAGTGCTTGACATCCTCGGCGCGATTAATGGGGACGCCCTTGTCGTCGAAATCGACGCCGCGACTGGGCGGGCCTTCCGACGCATTGGCGGTCTTCATGCTATTGACAAGCTCCTGGAACTGAGCACGCGACTCAGCCTGGATCTTGGCGATTTCGGCCTGGAACTGGGCGCGGAGATGGGCGGACTCGGAAGACTCGGTGGCCATATCGCTCTCGATATAAGAGCGGCCAACGGCGTCCTTGACCTCGATGATGTCGCCCTTGGCCCACTGGCCGAACGGCTCTTTAAGGCAAATAAACATTATACGTTCACCTCAAGAGAGGTTAATGGATATAGAGATGAGTGACGCTCTTGAGATGGCCGATCTCCAGCAGCCCAGGGCAGCCGCCGCGCCTCGAAGGCGGGTCGGATCGGGACGCCTGATCGCTCGTCTCTGGTGCGGGCGGGAACCCGCGAAGGTGGGGATTACTGACGGGTATCTGTTCCGATGTCCAGATTTTGGTCTAGACTCGGGAAAGGAAGGGAGTTAGAATAGACTTATGAAACGTTCAGAGCTTTACATGCCAGGGATTTATTCCATAACCTGCAAAGTTTCAGGCAATCGATACATTGGAAGCACGAAAAACCTGTACGAACGATGGATGAAGCACAGGGGACTTCTCAGAAGGAACCTTCATCACTGTCGCCATCTCCAGTTTGCCTGGAACAAATATGGCGAAGAGGAATTTGAGTTTGAGGTTCTTGAGACATGTCTTCCAGAAGATACAATCCTTGTTTCCAGAGAACAAACATGGATAGATAAGTTCAAGAAAAACTTATACAATTCTATGCCGTATTCCCAGCGAGTAGTTGGCGTAGTGGGAACACCCAAGAAATTAAATCCAGATTTGGTTGTTCAGATATTCGAGGATGCCGCCACAGGAAAGACATGCAAGGAAATTGCAGAGGAAATTGGCTGCCATTCCGTGCTTGTTTCAACAATTCTGAGAAGAGAAGTATGGAGACACGTCGCAATCCCACAGGAATTGCTAGATGCTTTTGATAAACAGCGAAGATTGAGGGCTGGCAGCAATGGAAAAACAGGAAGATCGTTGTCGCTAGATACAATCCACGAGATTCACCGTCGTCTTCAGTCTGGCGAGAAAGCCAGGGCCATCGCAAAGGATATTGGAGTTTCAGAAGTTTCGTTGTCAAGAATACGAACCGGACTATCATATCCGGAAATTCATGCCATTTATTGCAATACAGCAAAAGGCCCTTGAACAAGCGAACTTGCGCCATCGGCGATAGCAACTGTCGATGGCCACATAGGTTTCCCATCCGCCCTAAATTTCCACTTAAACACGCACTGGTCCGTATCAAACAATTTGTGCGGAGTGTATGTACTCTCCACGCTCCCGCTGGGTAGCCCGACCGCGACTTCAAACCCACTTCCATCCATCGCGTCCCGGACCTGTCGGACGGCGAGGCCGTATTGCGACCAGTCGCCCAGGATGAGATCGCCCTTGGTGCCTAGCACGGCACACTGTTCGACCGGGATGAGCGGGCGACCCTTGATGAGAGCGTAGGGGTTGCCCATCGAATTCATGGGCATGTATTGGGTGAGCGGCCAGTTGAAGGAAGTGGCGACAGCATCGATGTCCGCGATCGTATCCGAGCAGGCAATCCAAATTGCATTGCGCTGGCAAAACGGCCAGAGCGATTTCCACATCGTATCGATGTCTTGATACTTGACATGCGCGCTCGTATTCCGTGTCACCAGTACACTGGACGGGGCGTTGACCACGCCGTATGGCTCGCCCATACCCTTGCCATTGATCATGGCGTCGGTGACGACATAGGCGATGTCCAAATGTGCGGTGTAACTCAGCATGTCCTCGACGAGCACGCTATCGGAGAGCAGATCGTTGGAGAACGGAGTCGAGAACACCAAGCACCGCTGCATCGTGAAGTCAATCGACGCGGTATCCGGCTCGGTGGATCCATAGGCGGTGGCGGTGCCGGCGCGCGTCCAGGAAAGGTCATCTTCCTGGCCAACCCAATAGGCTTGCAGGCCACCCAGGCGGGAGCCGGCCGCGCGGCTGGACTCGTAGGTCGCCGGCAGCCGGAAGCCGTGCTTTGCCGTGCGGAAGACGCGGCACCGCTGGAGCGGGCCATCGATGGCGCGGGCTTTGTCCCATACCATCTGGGCAAGCCCCCAGTCGATCGCATAGCCACCGTTGGCACCGCTGGTGTAGGTATTCCACGCGCGGGCGACGGGCGACGAGCGGGCGTGCTCGGGGACTTCACCATGCGCGAGATGGTCCGTGAGATCCCGCCACGAGCGGATCGTGGGGCGGGCGGGCACCGCGCTGAACGGCGGCTTCTCGGCGTCCCACTGGGCGGTCGGACTGTGTGTTGCGGTGTGCATCTGGAGTTACACCTTGCCGTGTAGCCAGTCGTGGTAAGCCTGGAATTCCTCGCGGAGAGCCAGCCGCGCGGCGCGGGCCTGGGCGATCATGTCCGTGAGAACGATGTTGTAAGACCGGCCTTCGAGCGGCGGGAGGATGAGGGCGGGGGGGGCAGGAGGGGCAACCGGATCGGGCGTGGGGTCGATCAGGATGGCGGGGGCGACGGGTACAGACTCCGGGGCATTCCGCTTGGGCTTCTTTTCTTCCTTCTCTTCCTCCTCTTCCTCTTCGTTGTCCTTGCCTTCCTTCTCTTCCTCTTTCTCGTCTTCGTCCTTCTCATCCTCGTCATCGAATGGCGGCTTGCTCTCCTGCTTCGCCTTGCCGTCCATGCAGCCGGGGCCATTGCGATCGGCGGGCTCCGCCTCGGGCTGGGCGGTTTCACTGGTATCCTCGCCCATCAACTCGATCGTGTCGGCCATCTCCGCCGCCATCGCGGCGACCGCCGCTTCGACGAGCGGCCTGACATCCTCGGGGACCGGGATGCCGCGAGCGATGACCCGGCTTGCCGATCGCAATTCCTCGGTTGTGAGGCAATCGGGATTGCCAGGAACGGAAACTGCGGAATACTCACATAGATCAACAGATCGAAATATGTTTGTTACATCGGCAAGCTCGGGCCGACTGCGGATCTCTTCCTTCGTCGGCGGGCCATAGTCACTCGGGATCGCGGAGATGCTCCAGCCGCGCATTTCGCCGTCACGATAGGCTTCATACAACTGCTGGGAGAAATCGTCCTTCTTGAATTGCGTCTTCGCAATAAGCTTTGCGTCCGCGCCCATGCCGGCGGCTTTGATCCAGAGGTTCTTGCCGATCGGCAAGGAGCCCCGCATCGGATCGCGCCCGTGCTCAAACAGAACGACCCTATTTTGGTTGTATGAACCGAGGCTGAAGCCGCGCACGTCGAACACAGTGTTATAGCGATCGACCGCGCCAGTCGATATCTTGGCGACGATCGAACGCTCGGAGGCGTTCACGTCATCGACTTGTGCAGTAAAGGCGCGAGTGACTTGATTCATCGATATGCACTCCCGGCAGCCCACGGCGGGCCGGGGAGTTATGTATATTGCTCAAGAGTGACTTCCATGCAAGATGTGCGATGCATGGATGTGCAAGGAGAGAAAAGCCTTGCGAAGTGAGATGGGCGGGCCGATGGCCGATCAGTCGTCTTCGTCTTCGTCATCGTCGAGATCGTTTACACCGTCATCGTCGGCAGTGAGTGGCAACCCAGGTGGGGCGGACATCGCGGCGAGGTCGCGCGACTCCACCCAGAACCCGTCAATCTGATGGTAAATCCTTACGGGGTAAGGAAATGCGATCGATGATCCGGGCTTTGCCGCGTCGATCTCCGCCTTGAACTTGGCCATGTCTTCATAGCCGAGATTGGGATCATGGAATTCGGGCACGATCAGGATGGCCGGGCGGGCGGGCGCAGCCGGCTGGGTAGTGACCGCGCGGGCAGCGGATGCGGAGGAATTGGCGAGATGTGCATAGGCGGAATGTGCGGGAGGGTTGAGATGTGCAGACGGCATAAATTAATTCCACGGTCCCTTGAGCTTATGAACGTGACTCAGGTCTGTCTTGTGCGGACGACCATGCTGATCACGCAACGCTCTATTCGCCCGATCGGTGTTAAAGGCGGTCACTCGTGCTCTCTTGACTGCGCCGCGATTGTAGGTCTTGTTCGCCATCGCGATGTGCGGGCGAATGTGCGGCATGATTCGGCGCGGAGTGTAGCCGGGCGGAAGACTCATCGGAGAAACAATGCCAGTCTTGATTCCAAAAACAGAGCCGACCGCGAGAATCGCTGGACGTAAGTACGGATGGGGCTTCATCTTATACGTGCCCAGCTCTTGGTACATCCCGTAGTGGACCCCCACAATTAAGCTTAATGTGCGAGTTTTAGGCTCATACAAATACATGATTGACGACTTGAGGGCACCCGTGTCTACCGGGGCCAACGCCTTGGCGACCGCGACCATCTTCTGGCCCGCCGCCCGCGCCTTTCTCTCGAAGATGTCATCGACCAATTTGGTGATCTTGTCGCCAAACCATTGGATGGCCATTGTTAATCACCCAATATACTGGTGACTATCCAGATCGCGCCGTCCGGCAACTCGACCTTCGAGCACTCCACCGTCTTGTCCAGCCCGATATATCTATCGGTGTTATGGACTTCCACGAGCCCGTCGCCCTTCCACACCAATCCCGTGCCGGGAACGGGGCCGACGCGGGGACTGATGCCGTCCCAGACGCGGCCCACGAACCTTTCGGTCTTCGGCGGGAATTGCGAGGGCTTTTCCATAAAGGACTTGCCCTTACATGAGATGTGGATTACTTCGAGAATCCGCCGCGCGTGCCGAGCACATAATTGACATACTGCATTGGATAGCTGTCAATCTGCTCCTTGACTGCGCCGTTGCCGTCCAGCGACACGACGCACGCGGTCACGTTGTCCACGTTGGACGGGATGTTGGGGAACGTCCCGAACCAATTGGCCGAGAACGGGCCGGCGGGCACGGGATTGGTCAGGGCGAAGATGTTCGCGGCGGGCGGGACGCCCCCGCTGGGCAGCGTGTCCCAGCCCTGAGACGTGAAGTTGAAGACCTTACCGTCAGAACGGAGGAGCGCAAGCCCGACCTTGACCGGATTATTGGGAGTCCAGGCGGAGAAATTGTTGGCCATGATATCACTCGGAGGGGAGGAAACAGACATGAATTAGGCGGTCGATGTGGATGTGGAGGAATATTCCCAATGGCATCTACAATTGCCGTTGCAAGTCGTGCTGCCCAGCGGCGGGAGCACGCCGAGCGGCTGAAATCCTAGGCTCGCAAGCTCGGGACACTCGCTGCAATTCCGTTCGTCCACCGCGCCGAGCACTCGCCGCTCTCGGGTCATGATGCCTTCGCGGGCAATCTGGCTCCGGTGGATTTCGTAGCCCGCCGCCCAGGGCGAGTTGCCGTAGGATTCCGCCCGCGCGATGAACTGCGCGACGGTCATGGGCGGGGCGATGGCGATGATCTCGGTGGACTTTTCGGGGCGAAGGGCAGGGGGGGCACCAATGAACTCTTCGAGGAACCGGCCGAGATATGCCTCTTGGACGGCGGAATGGCGATCGATGTCGCCAAGCTCCTCGCCCGTGAGCGGCCGATTGCCCGCGAGCCCCATCGCGGCGGCGGTGATCGCCTCGCGGAGATAATTCTTCACCCGCCCGAAGAACCGCCTTGCGTGGCCCGCGAGGTCAACCCCCGCAACGCGGGATACTTCATCGTGGCTTTCCACGCTGCGGCTGTCGTCGAACTTGAGGTAGAGAAGACTGAAGAACGTCGCTTCATCGCGGAGCCGTTGTTTGGCTTGCCGACAAATAGCCTCGGAAAGTTCAGCAATCTGATCATCGGTCAAGCCCTTGCGAAACGCGGCCGTCAGTTTCGTGTCCCGCAACGCTTGTGCAAGGATCACTTCTGCGGCCATTGGATTGCGTTGACGACTCTTGCCCAATCGCTTGCTGGAAGCTCTGCCAACTCCGCCACCGTCAGGCTGCGCGGGCGGCGGAAAGGGTGGCTATCCTCATCCTCCGTGTCGTCTACGTCTAGAGATCGGTCTGGATCTCCTGCCACACCACCAACGCCATCACGATCAGGCTGCCCAGGGCGAGCAGGGCGAGGAACGCACGATCCTGGAGCAGATCGGCCATCGCTCACCCCGCTCTCGGTTTGTCCTCCATGAATTCTCGGAATGGCTTGATCGCCATCGCCAGCAGTGCCCCGATCATCATGATCAACATCAAGATCAAAATCTGGATCAATGCTCGCATCGATGAATGCTCTGGCGGGCTTGCGGGGATTCTTGGGTCGGCCACCGTCGCCGCCCTTTCCGTTCTTCTTCCCTACTTTAGACGGATTCCCGCCCTTTGCCAAGCCGGCGGCGCCCGCCGCCAGCGTCTTCATCGATTGCTCGTGGGCCTTTTCCAGCATGTCGGGCGTGGCCACGTTGTTGGGCAGCCAGGGCTTGTCGCCCCAGGGGACCGGCGGGAAGGCGGATTCGGCGTTCGCCTGATTGATCGTGGCCGATCCGTTCTTCAGCTTCATGTCCCAGACCTTCGCCTCGGCTTCGTCATTCGCCTTGTTGGCGTCGTCGAAGGCGAAGAACAGGCGCGGGTCATACTGCTGAACCAGCCGCGTCAGCCGGGCGGCAATCGCGTGACAACGGGGGTTGACCCCTTTGGTCGCGTGCTTGTGCTCGGCAGCCTGGAGGTTGGCCAGGTTGGTGTCCGGCGTGAAGAACTCAATCGGGCAATCGAACGTCGAGCAGGAGCGCTCCAGGTCATACTCCGCGATCTTGAGCCCGGCGAGGTCCGTGGGGGCGTAACTGAGCGGGGAGATGTCCCACGAGCCGTTGACGACCAGGACGCCGCCCTGCGCGCCCCTCGCGTGCTGGCGGTTGAGATCGACCATGAACCGCTGTCGCTCCGGCTCCCCGATCGGCATGTTGGGGTCTTTGGGCGAGGCGAGCAGGTTGGGGCGCGGCCCCATCGCCAGCAATTGGTCCTGGACGCCTACAAACCGATCTTCGAGCTTGAGATATGAGAGTGCCGCGTAGAGCGGTGGGTAGCCGGGACCATACGGATCGCGGAGCGAGATATAGTGCTTGAACTGGATAATCTCGCCCTTCTGGAACGTCTCGGCAAAGTATGTATAACTGCCGATGATAGACTGGCCGGGCTTGCGGATGGGCAGGACATACTGAGAGAAAAGCGGCCACAACTCCCTGGGCGGCATGTTCTTGGGGCCGTTTGGCCAGAGGTAACAAGCCCCCACCACATCGCAATATCTGCAAATAGTATGGATCAGCCGGTATCGATCGAAGCCGTCCGGGTCGGGGTCGGGTCGATCGAGCACGTCCAGCATCGGGTGATTGCGGATCTCGTGGACATCATCGACCCGCGAGTTGGCCGCGACGTACCCGCGTTCCTGGAGGCTGAGGAACGTCGATCGCTTGACTGAACGAGGATCGGAAATCGTGCTCGGCTTCTTGCCATTGCCCTTGGACGAATCGGTGTAGAGCCGGAGCGGCGTGCTGGCGACCGCGTTGGCATTCGTATTTGTGCAGAAATACGCGACGGACTTGAAAGACTCGATCAGTTCGTAGGGCGATGGCCCGCGCTGGACTCCCCAGGGATCGACCGTCGCCGGCCCGGTCAGCCAGGTGGTGCCGAGGCTGAAGCCGCCGGGCGGGCCATTCGCGCCGCCAGCCTTGCGGCCGACAAGAGCATCGAAGGCAAATCCCAATCGCTCGCTGAGATCAACTGAACGGGACATGCCAATTACTTTCGAGGATATTTGTCACAATTGGCGTCTGGCTTGCTAGGGGCCGGCTTGCAATCCGGCTTGGGCGTCGGTCCCCATCGCGGCGTCGTGCGTCCATGCCAGTTGGCACCCATGTTCGGCCCGCCGGTCCCAATGTGGATTCCATAAATTTCTGGAATCAACACTCGCTGGCTGCGCGGCCACTGAAGGGAATGGAGGATATCTGTGTGTTCGGCATCGGCATCCTGGACGGTCGGATAGCGGGTAATGCCCGATTCGCGATTCCAGAGCTGAGTCGCTCCAATTGGGCAGAAACCGCCATAGTCGTGGTGATACAGCCGCGTACCCACATGCCAATTGTGCGGCGGTCTACCAAAATAGTGCTTCTCATATTTATCGACATGCAATAAATGTTCATGCCAGGCTTCGTAGGACGGGCACATGACCCGATCGATCCCGTAGATGCAAAGCGGATCGAGTTCTACGTTGCGCAGATGCCGCCGCGTGCTCCTGGGCAGAATCATGTCCGCATCGATATGGCAGATCCAGTCGGACAATTTCAAGTGCGCCAGCCCGATGTTGATCGCCAGCGCCTTGTTGAACTTCGCCCCGTGCCGCTTGAAATACGGGCAGAAGGCGACCCGCACGCCGTACCGCTCGCAGACGGCGCGCGTGCCCTTGTCATACTGGGCAGTCACAACCACCCACTCGTCGAAGAGGGATTGATTCTGGCGAATCGCGACTTCGAGGAAGTCGTCATATTCCAGGCAGACGGTGACAGCCTCAATGTGCATTTGCATGTCCTAACGCTAACCCGCAAGCCGACTTGCGGAAAAAGTTGTCAAGTAAACTGTCAGAAAAACACGCCATTTTTCTGACAATCATTCCTCTTTGGGCCTGCCCGTAATCAACACTTCGCCCGCGTCATACACCCTGCTGCCCAGCTTTGCGAGCAACCAGAGGATGCCGAACGGCACGGCACCCACGATTGCGATCGGCAAGAACAGGATGGCCAGCATGCCGAGCAGGATCTTGCCCGTGATGCGGACCAGCCAGGGGAACTCCCAGCCGCCCAGCGTGCGGAGGGCGAGCGCCAGGCGGGATGGGCGGCGGGGGTAGAATGACGTGCTCACTCACCAGTCTCCCACCTGGGATCATTCCAATCGCTCGTGATCGCGTCCGCCACGCCGTTGCCGGGGCTGGGCGGCGGGCCGGCGGGATACTTGATCTCGTAAATCGCACCGGCACGCCGCAGCAGCGACCCACCGGCAGCCGTGGCGAGATCGAAGGCATACCCCTCGTCGCCCTCGATCCACACCGAATTGCAATCGGGGCACTTGTTGGCTACCAGATTGAAGGCGCGGAGGATGTGGACGTTCCGCTCGCCCGGCTTCCCGCACGACCGACACAGCGACCCAGTGCGGGCGTTGGCGGGCGGGACGTACTGGGCGGCTTTCTCGTGGTCCTCTCGGGAATCGACGGCTTCACGGTCGGAGTTGCGGGGGCGACCGACACGCTTGCCGGTGGACATCGAAAGCTGTTCTGAAGAAAGGCTAGGCATACAATACTCACGAAAAGGAAAGCAAACGGGAATAGCAGCAGATAAGCCGCGATTATTCTCGCCATTGTCAACTCAACCACCAACGTTCGTTATCAAAGTCCGATTGTGCATCCGATTGTTTCCGCAGTCTCTCCTGCCACTCCCGCTCGGCGGCTTCGCGTTCGAGGCGTTCGCGTTCCTCGGGGGGGAGTGGCGCGCCGCCGATCCGCTGGACTTCCAGGGCGGCATACGAGAGCGTATCCACGCAATCGTCATGGGCACCCTTGGGGAACGTCATCAACTCGTGCTCGAAGGTCGCAAGCTCGGGGTGGGACTTGGGGAAGAACACTTGCCCAGCTTCCATGCGGATCTGGGCGGGGATGGCGCGAGTGATCTTGTCCAGATTGGCCTTCAGGGCACGAACCGTGAGCCCCGCGCGGCGGGCGGACTGGACAACCAGCGTTTGGGCCTGAGTGTCCTCGATCCCGACATACTCAAGATCATGCTTGTCCATCATGGACTTGGTTGCCGGGATCAGTTGATCGCCGGTCATCCGGTCGCGATGGATGTCGATCAGGAGGAGATCGCATTCGGGGGTGACTGCCCAAGCACTAATGACAGTATAGTCAGCTTCACGCTTGGTACTAAAAGCTAGATCGATCGTCCCGAAGTAGCGGCAATGGGATTTGCGGATGGCCCGATTGCGGATGAGATAGCAATCGCCGTATTCCCGATAATACTGGATCCATCCCCGCTGGAACAGTCCGCCACCCTCGGGCGACGGCGAACCCTGATAGAGAGCGGAGAAGTAGTATTTGCCAAGCGTCTGCTCGATCTGCCGAAGACGTTTCTCGTCGAACCGCTCAGGCCAGAGAGCAGGGCCATTCTCGTGAAGGAGGACATCGAAGACAACCGGCGAGCCGTCGCCCTGGGCAGCAGAAGGGGCGGGCGACTCTGAACTATTCGGAATTTCCGAATGGTTCGCGGGCAAGGCTGAATCATCAGAGGGCGATTCGGGCTGCCCAGGGGGGGGCGGTGCGAGATCGACCAGATCGGAGAGCGGAGCGATCACGAGAGGATGTCAGGCGACGTGCTGGAGATAGGCAGCGAGGCTGGGGAACGATTCGCCGTTGGCGATCTTGAGGCGGGCGGCGGCTTCGCTGGGCAGCGTAATCTGTGCCTTCACTTCTTTCCCATTCGAGAGCGCAGGCAAGTGAAGGAGTGCCCAGTGTTCACCATCATTCTTCATTTCTTCTAATAAGCGGCCAGTTATGTCTAGTTCGTGCCATCGAGTAGCAACTATGATTATGACACCATCTGGTTCCAGACGTGTATAAGCGGCCGTTCGGAACCAATCCCATTTTTTCTCGCGGATTAGTTCGCTGTTCGCCTCTTCGGAGTTCTTGAAGGGGTCATCGATAAGCAGGCAGTTATGCGTCAGAAGCGAGCTTGCAAAGAAGTTATGACATCCTTCAACTTGGATGTCATAGACTCGGACGCCCCTTGTGCATACTTTCCTAACCATGGAAACGGTGTCACATGAGATTTGTGGTGCCTCATGTGACACTCCATGCACAGCGTCACCAGATTGAAAATCTGGTTGTTTGTCCTGTCTTCGTTGATGTGATGGATAACGAGACTGGAACGAAACCCCGGAAAGTCGTTCCTCGGAAGCCAGATTAGCCTCTCTGGATCCTTGCAGCCTACGCAAGCATAACTGTCCCTTTCGAGAACTGGAATTCTCATCAGAGTGAACAGAAGTCCATTGCTCGTGCCATCCTTGTATCTCGGATTTCCCTTCCCAATCATATCCCTCGAATGGGCTTTGTTCTTGCAGTCCATGCTGCAAAAACGAGTCAGATGAGAGAACGGCTTGAATTCGACTTGGCAAAACCCGCACGGAATGGGCTTCAAAGTCCTCAGAGACTCGAACGCAGGAGCCCTGCAAATGTTCGAGCAATAATCCTTGCCCTGTCTTTTGGGCATGGGCTTGCCGCATGTCTTGCATTTGCCCGCATTCTTGACTGCATGATGTGCCCGCGAGCACTCCAGCCCGCAGTAGAACTCCGGGTTGTCGGACCTCTTGAATGCCTTGCGATACTCGGCTAGAACTTTCTCGTATTCCTTGTTGCACCATGCACACCGAAGGACAACACGAGTCTGACGGAATGCCACATAGCAGGGGTTGCAAATCATCCCTCGCGCAGTCTTGGGTTGCTTGCATACCACGCAGTGAGTGTTCCGCCGCGATTTCTTGGGCGAGTCTGTCACCAGCTTTAAGTAGTTTGGCCTCTCTGTACCCTGCTCCAGCAACAAAGAAGCGATGGTCGCCGGTAGCTCGGACTTGATGCCCACCAGTTGTGGTGATTTCATAGATATCCTTGGACTCAGACTCTCTTGTCGCAACCACCTTGCACCATACAAGGCGATTCCTCTTGTGATCAAAAGCCAAAACTCTCGGAAGATTCCTCATCACAACCAGATCGGCAATATCAACCTGGCCGATCTCGGTGGACACCATTGTCCCGGCAACAACGCAGTTTGCGCCCTTGCCCGTCAACGCTCCGCCGACGCCGCAAGTCTGCATGCCGCCGCCATGCTTATCGATTTCCCAGCGATCAGCAGCCTTGGAGTCCTGGCGAATTTTCAATCCGAATAATCGCTCTCCATTTGCTTCGAGGATATCCCTGGCTTTTCTGCCCCATTCAGAAGCAAACTCGTGTTCATACGAAGCAAGTATAAGGCGTTCATCGGGATGCTTGCCAAGCCAGTAAGGTGGCAAGTATTTAGAGATCAATTCGCTCTTGCCCATGCGCGGAGCGAGTGTGATCAGAAGCCTCTTGATCACACGGAGTTCCACCATCACCAACAGGCTGTTCAGCAACATCAGGTGCGGGGCCGGCATCCACTTCCCATTGCTCGCTATCACTGCAAAGTGCGCGGGACGCCGCCTCGATAACTCCCGCTCCAGGTCCAATTGTTCCTTGTAGCTGAGCGAGTCCGCCAAGGACTGCAAGGACTCTTTGCGTGGTGCCGGACGGCCCGTTGATCTGTTCGATTTCGATTCGTTCTCGGAAGATGCCATGATGTTTGGCCAACTTGTCTAAGGCTGCCTGGCTGTCATGAAACTCAAGCTCCACGTTGCCGTCAGGCAGGATCTTGAATTTCTTGATCATGTGGCCCTTGCCGGCCCGCTTGAGTCGTTCGAGGTTGTAATACGGGCGGACGCGCCCGGTCTCTTCGTCGAGACTGAATTCCAGGAAGTCGGTGGGGTCGAACTGCGCGACCTCGGAGAACCGCGCCAACACCTCGTCGGCCTTGATGGCGCAATCGCGGACGCGGGCCTCGACCGCCCAGCGGACGAGCGGGTTGCGGAGCAGGCGGCGCGCGGCCACGGCCGGGACTTTGTACCCCGCGACCTTCGCCGCGTTCACTTCGTTCGCGGTGGGGTCGGAGAGATAAGCGTTGATAAAGAGGCGTTGACGCCAGGAGAGGGAGGAGGGCATTGCCTAAGACTTGCGTTGGGAGATGATTGCGGACAGGAGATCGTCAAGCTTGCCCCGTTTGAGGACATCGATCGGGAATGTGCGATCGACGCGGCGATCGACGATGCCTTGATTCTGGCCGACGAGGCGATAGACGCGGACGGCGTTGCCGAAGGAGGCGTCGGGCTGGGCATCGTAGCGATCTCGCCGCTCCTGGGCAGCACGGGCTTCAGCAAGCCCTTCAAGACGGCGGGTGAGTTCTTCGATGGCCGCTTTCTTGTTCTGGCCTAGCGAGCGTTCCTTTGTCGCGCGGACCACGATTCCAGTCGGCTCATGAATTGCCCGGATGCAATTGGCATGGCGGTTCCTGAATTGTCCTCCCGGACCACTGGAACTGAATGCCTCGAAGCGGACATCACGAAGATCGAGTTTCATTTTACTCTCAGAATTCCAGGTGGAGCGTCCTGGCAATCGGGATCGCCAAATAGGATCTTCTTCTCCCACTCCGCCGCAACCTCATTTCGCGCCGGAACATGCGATAGATGACTCGCTCGATCGACCATTTGCCGCTCAACCAATGGTTGAGTTCCTTCGGAGTCATCCCGCCACTCCGCTCTCGCTCAGTCTCTTCTTCAATTCGGGATAGATGAAGTCCCTGAACTGCGTCCTCGCCCATTCCTTCACCCGTCCATGCCGATGGGCGAGTTTCTCGTAAGATTCGGGCTCGCAACCCAGGCCATGCCGCCGCCGCACCATCGCAGCCTGTTTCTTGCTCATCCCATCGATGATCTCGTTGATCATGAGAATCCGCGCCCTATGGTCCGCCTGGGCAGCCGGATCTTCCGCTTTGGGGTCGATGGGATCGGAGAAATGAAAGCCGTCGTCTTCGCGATAACATCCGTGACGCAAATTGCCGGACAGGCTGTAGACGGGCGAATCCTTCAGGGCCTTGAACGCCTTGGCAATCTCGCTGTCCTCGCCGTGCCTACCCAATTTGATGTAGTCTTGAGTGCCGCGCGGGACTCGGATGAGATCCACTCGCTCCCGCAGATAATCCAGGCATCGCCTTCGGATGTAATTGCCCGCGACCGTGGCGAACGCCCCTCTCTTCGGGTCGAACTTGTTGGCCGCATCCATCAGGCCGAGAGTCGCCTCGCAGATGAGTTCCTCATTATGGCTGGGCACTCGCCTGCGATATCGCTTGCTCAACTGGACCGCGAGCCCCATGCTCCGCTCGACCAGTTCATTCCGTGCGGCGATGTCACCCTTCTTGATGCGGTCCGCGAGCTTCGCGGCCTGTTCAGGAGTGGGGACGCCTTGGGGGTGAGAGGGAAAATAAGGCATGATCTCTCTGGTCAAGTTGCGGGCATCGGAATCGAACCGATTTGAGCAAGTTTATGAGACTTGCCAAGATAACCAACCTACCGCCCGTAGTGTCTCACGCTAGTCCTTATTCACTTTCCAAACCACAAGTCCAAACATGGCCACCCAGCAGATGGCGAGCAACATGACCATGATCACGGTCGCTCACTCCATCGCCTCTTCCACTCTATTCCAATCGATGTCCCATGTGGCGATCACATTGCACTCGTCGGACTGCCATTCGCATTCTGCGATCGGGCCTACAAATTGGACGTTGAGTGCATCGCAAATGGACCGAGCATAGGATTCGGAAGTGGCCCCGACCCAGGTAAGGCATGACCTGTTCGTCGTTGGGTCTGTCCATCGGCCGATCCAATAACTCATCGCTTCCTCAATATCGACCGAAGGGTCAGGCAGCACACGGCAATCGCCAGCATGCATAACTGCATGTCTTCGGGGTTGGATCCGAAGGAGTCGCAGAATCGAACGAGCACGTCATCGATGTTCACGCGAAGCCAGCCGGCAAGCAGGCGGGCTGGAAGTGCATCCGCGCGAGTTCACGCTGGAAATTGATCGGCCAGTTGTACAAACTCCATCGCACGCCGAGCAAGTCGCCCGCGTCGTTGGAGATCACGGTGTCATAGTAGGGGTTGGACATCGCGCCCCAGACGATCGGGAACACGTCGCACATGCCTACGAGGTTGTTTCGGCCATCGACGACGTAAAGATACTTGCCGGGCAATTGCGGCCAGTCGCGAGTCCAGGGAGAATCCATCACTCTTTATCCCATTTCGGCGGGGCGGTCATGAACTGAAAGAGGCCAAAGAAGTAGCCAGTAGCAAAGCCGATGGCAATGCAGCAGATATTGTAGACAAGTTCTAGCATGGCATTTTGCATCTTGAAAGTTGCCCTCGCAAGCGGTCCGCAAAGCCGGAGGAGGAGCCGCGAATCTGCTTGCGAGGGCTGGCTGGCGATCACCGGAGAGAGAGAACCGGAGGTTGACGGGCTCTACCGCCGACACCCGCGCCGGTCCATCGGCATAGTCAATCCTGATGGTAGCCGGAGCCGGATCAGCCGTAGCGGACGGAATGATCTAGTTCATCAAACTTGCTCATCCTGCTCCGCGTCATAGGCATCGAGGGCATTGCGGAGGTCGTTGATGCAGTGCCAGTCCTGCGTGAACATGCTAACGACTTCCCGCGCGGCCTCAGCCAGCCTCTTCGCAACTTCGCTCATGCTCGCCTCGCCTTCCACTTATCCCGTTTCCCCACCATGTCCCGCTCAAGTCGACTTTTCGGCTTCATACTCCCGAACCACCAGGACAGCGGACGACCGTAGGCCGCGACGGGCAACCGAGTGTCGCATCGATCAGTATAAAGAATGCCATCAACCTTGATATTCATGGACGGGATGACGACATCCCCGATAGCGACATGACTATCCATTGTGCTTCGGCCCGTCCGCGATCCTCATCACTTCCCTGGCCGCGCCGTTGCCCAGCGTGGCGTCGAAGAGGCGATTGAGGATGAGCCGCTCGGAATGGAATTCGTACTCGCCGGTCGCGACGATCGAGCGGTAATACTCGAAGGCCAGTTCATGCAAATCGTTGAAGACCATCTGCTTGAACAGAGGCGAATAGAACGTGGGCGAGGCGACCGCGACGAACGTGGGGCCGGCGTCGATCGCGAAGTTGGGACACGCGCCGTTGCACGAGCAGTCGTCGTCGCAGTCGTCGGCGTCGTCGCCGCCATCGGGCTCGTCGTAGCCCCGCCGCTTGAGTTCCTCGCGGAGAGATTCCGTGCTGTAGACGTGAAGGGGATTCACGGGCAACTCGCAGGATGAGGTTGATTGGACATTCGCCGGGAGAGTTCTCGGCTGACAGATAGATTATAGAAAACAATCTAGAGTGCTGTCAAGACTTCTTGCCGACATTCGGCGGGGCCAGCGAGAACGCCGCGAACGTCGTCACGGCCGGGTTGCCGTCGGGCGTCTTAGTCTGAAGTTTGGTCAGGAACGAGAGGATGACCTCGCCCAGCTTCGCCCACTGTTCGGGCGGGATGCGGGAGATGACCCAGACGGCGATGTTGAGTAGAACGCGGAGAAAACTGAGCATGACTAATCTCCTCTGTGGAATTCGGACGGCAACTTCCGGGGCTTGAAGTCCGGCGCGGCGAACAGTCCCCACGAGTCCCCGGCGGTCAGGATGTTTCTCTCGACGACGCCGGCATCGACCCAGAAGGTGAATGTCGGCTGATCGAGGTAAAGGGGGCCGCTCGGCGTATCCGGCCCCCACGACTGGACGATGAGGTAGCGGTCCAGATCGGGATCGAAGGCGGCAACCGACATCGCGTGAGCCCACCGCCCACGCGGCTGGCATTCGCCGTGCGGCCCGCGCGCCATCGTAAAGCCCTGATTCGAGCAGATCGTGAACGGAGAGCCGTTCCAGAGGCAGGAGATGGCGGCGGCGCGGGTGGTGATCTTCGCGACCGCCCCGAGCTTGTACGGCGCGGCCATCGCCTCGATCTCGGCGGGTGGCCCGTAGTACCCCCAGGACTTCGCCCGCTGGCCGCTGTCGGCCCCGTTTTTGCCCAGCATCTCGCGCGAGACAACGCCGACTTTCGTCATCGCCTTCACCGCCGCCGCGCCGTAACTGCCGTCCCAGCGGCCCAGGATGCCGGCGACCTTGCGGCTCTCGGCGTACAGGAATTCCGCATCCGTCTCGCGGTACTCGTTCGGCTCGCCCAGCGCGATCTCCACGCATTGCAAGAGATCGTTGGCGTGGGCGTGACTGTGCCCGACGCAACTGCCGATCACCTGGGCGGCATAGTCGGGCTGCTTGCCCAATACTTGCGTCCACGCCTTGTACAGCAAGATCGGCTGCGTAGGTTCGGCCATCAGGAGCGGCCCGACATCGCCATAGAGCGGGATGTTGGCCGCTTGAGCCTGCTGGGTGACGTCGATACCGAGCCAGCCGCCCAATTGGGTGAAGTCAACGGGAGAGGGCATGGTTCAACCTTGCGGGGCCTGCGGCGTGGGGGGCGGCGGGGCGGGAGGCGACGGCGGCAGCCAGTCCGGCCGCTTGGGCGGGGGGGGCGTTGGTGTGGGAGTCGGTGTAGGCGGGGGGGGCGTCGGCGCGGGCGGTCCCGGCGGACCCTGGGGACCGACTGGACCGGGCAGTCCCGGCGGACCCTGGGGACCGACTGGACCGGGCGGGCCAAAGACGCCCGGCAAGCCCTGTGGCCCCGGCGGACCCGCCTTGCCTTCGGCTCCAGGCAACCCAGGAGGGCCGGGGTCTCCCTTTGGACCCGCCGGACCTACTGGCCCGATCGGTCCCGGCGTATGGCCGAGTTGGATGCCTGCATAGCCGCCGATCAGACCGCCGACGAGCAGCCAGAGGATCGCCACATGAGCGTAATTGATGAGGTTCCCGAGTGCGATAGCCGTGGCGGAGCCGACCGCACTCGTCAATCTTTTCCCAGGGCGACCACCATCTCGATCACGGCGTCAAGCCGGGCAGCGAACGCGGCGAGGGCATCGGCCGAGGGCGCGGCGGCAATCTGCAACTGGAGATCGGCAATCTTGGTGTCGATCGCGGCCTTGTGGGTAGTCGCGGCGGAAACACCCGCCTCAAGGGCGGCGAGCTTCGCGGTCAGGTCATCAATGGTCTGGCTCATGGCAATTGCGATTGGCAGTTAGAGATAAAAGCCGGCCACACGGCGGGAGAAGGAGGGATGTCGCCGTGGGGCCGGGAAGAGATATGAAGTGTGCGACCAGCGAGGATGATGGGAGATGAAAGGAAGGTGGGATGCTGTGCTTCCGATGCAGAACAAAGGCCCGCTCGCCCGAAACCTCAGCGACTCAAAAGAGTTGGATCACCTGCTTCCCGACGCGAGGCCATGCGGGCGGCGGAATAGTGGGGGCAAGAACAACCCGACGAGTGCTCCCAAATTACTAATCAATTATCAGTTGAGTCAGAATTAGTAGTTTCGCCGTTTTGCCAATTGCAATTGCCACTCGGGCCAAATCTCTTCTTCCGCTTCTCCTTGCGGGTCTCCGGCATGGGCGGCTTGCATTCTACCTTTTTCTCTTGCTTCTTTTCAAGACCGCCTGTTGGCGCGGGCGGCTTCAGCGACTTGTAGTGGTCCTTGCCCGACTTGTGGCAGACCATGCAGACGAGCGACGAGCCCTTACGGATCGGCCCGCCCCCGGTGAATGAGCACTCGGGGCACCCTTCCGGGCGGCGGCCGGGGCAGGGATGGATGTCGTGGCACGCCAGCAATTTGAACGGCTTGCAACTCGCCCCGAAGCACGGGACGAGGTGGACTTTCTTGCGGCCG